TAGACTAATGAGTAGAAACCTTTGGCAGAAAGAGCGGAAAGAACTTTTCCGTTCACTGGTGGGACAGTACAAGTCTGAAGGCTACAACGACAAGGAAGCCAAACGGCTGGCCCGACTAGAGGCTGATGAAATCATGGACGACAAAGAAAGTTTTGTTGAAGACATCTGGAGAAAATGTTATGATGATAGATGTTAATCTCACGAACCGTGCTATGTGGAGATTAGTTTTAGAGAAAGAGTTTGGTGATGTGGTTGTTCAAAAATTTCGCACAAAGAAAGAAGCGCAAGATGAAATACGAAATAGAGAAAGACTCGTACAGCATCTTACCAAAAGAACTGCAAGAGGAGTTTATAAAATCCAAAAAGGATAGAGAAATGGATGTTTTAATAGAAGTATATAAACCAAAGTCACGAGGTAAGATGGAAATATCTTTCAAATCAGCATGGCGTAAACTTGAGAGGGTTGACCAGATAGAAACATTGATATCACTAGAAAGGGAGTTAGCTGCACAGAGAAAAGAAATATCTTCTGAGTTACATAAACACAGCAAAGGAAAGTGGTAATGCCTCCCGTTAAAACCCATCAATCCTGTCCCGACTGTGGTGGCACAACCTGTGTTACCGTCAATGATTGGGGAACTTACTGTCACAAATGTCATACCTCAACCCATAACAAGGATATCAAAGAGATGCAATCGGAACCTGTAAAGAAGGTGGTCCCAATGAATACACAAAACAAGGCAGACTATAAGTACGCTGACATCTCAGACAGGCGTATCAGTTTAGCAACATGCAAGAAGTATGATGTCACTGTTGCCAAGAGTGGTAACATGATCACGCACCATCAGTATAAGTACTATGATGAGAATGGCAAGCATGTTGGTAGTAAGTTTCGTCGCACTAATGACAAGGAGTTCTGGTCAGAGGGTGATCTCTCTGGCTGTGGTCTGTTTGGTCAGAACCTGTTCAATCAGGGCGGCAAGTTCATTACCGTATGTGAGGGTGAGCTAGATGCCATGAGTGCCTATGAGTTAATGGGTTCCAAATGGCCTTCTGTTTCCCTGAAGAATGGCGCAGCGTCAGCACTGAAGAACTGCAAGCAAGCACTCCGCTACCTCAGTAAGTTCGATACTGTGGTTCTTTGCTTTGACAATGATGAGCCGGGTAAGAAGGCAGCGCAGGAAGTAGCCAAGCTGTTTGAGCCTAACAAGTGTAAGATCGTTGACCTCGAACTGAAGGATGCCAACGAGTATCTCAAGACGGGCCAGCGTCAGAAGTTCACAGAGGCATGGTGGAACTCTCGTACCTATACGCCAGCAGGTATCATCAATCTTGCCGACCTTGGTGCCTCGCTCTATGACGAGACTGAGAACCAGACCTGCCCCTACCCGTGGGGCGGAATGAACGACAAGACCTATGGTATGCGTACCGGAGAGCTTGTCACGTTCACCTCTGGTGCTGGCATGGGTAAGTCTAGTATCATGCGTGAGCTTATGTATCATATCATGCAGAACACCGAGGATAATATTGGTGTGCTTGCTATGGAGGAGAACACCAAGCAGACTGCCTTCAACATCATGAGCGTTGAGGCAAATGCTAGGCTATACATCAGGGAGATTCGCAAGGAGTACACGCAAGAACAGTTAGACGAGTACGAGAAGAAGACCATTGGCAGTGGCAGGTTCTTTGCCTTTGATCACTTTGGTAGTATCAGCAACGATGAAATCCTTGATCGTATCAGGTACATGGCAAAGGGTCTGGACTGCAAGTGGGTCTTCCTTGATCACCTGTCTATCCTTGTGTCTGGTCAGGAGGACAATGGAGACGAACGAAAGTCTATTGATGTTTTGATGACCAAGCTTCGCTCTCTTGTGGAGGAGACAGGAATTGCCCTGCTACTGGTCAGTCATCTGCGTAGGCCATCGGGTGACAACGGTCATGAGAATGGTCGTGAGGTTACGCTTTCGCATCTGCGTGGCTCTGCCTCTATCGCTCACCTCTCTGATGCAGTGGTTGCACTGGAGCGTGATCAACAGGCAGACGATCCTATCGAAGCTAACACCACCACGATTCGCATTCTAAAGAACAGGTATACCGGAGACACTGGCGTAGCGTGTTACCTGCACTATGATGGACAGACCGGACGTATGACAGAGATTGGAAACCCCTTCTTGGAGAATGACAATGACAGTTAAGAAAAAGTTTGACAAAGCATTATATGATATGGCTGACAAGGCTGCAAAGGATGCTATGGTTGCATGGCTGAAGAATGATCATAGTAATATTAATACAAATGAAACTACTTACTTCGACATTGTTTGCACATCAGGGCCGGAAGGTCACCCCAGACTTCTATGGGAGGTAGAAGTAAAGTACTCTTGGAAAACTGACGAGTGGCCCGACAGTTGGAAAGAGCTACGTATTCCATATCGTAAGCAAAGACTTCTTGACAAGTGGAAGAGTGAGTGTTATAATGACATACTTACTTTTGTGGTCTTCAATCATGACTGCACAAAGGCTTGGCATGTTGATGGTCATACACTTCTGGACTGTGAAGTTAAAGAAGTTTCTAATCGTAACATCAGGAAGGGTGAGAAGTTCTTTCACATACCAACCTCAGATGCATACTTAGTGGATATGAAAAATGAAAGCAGTGGTGGACATTGAGACAGATAGTATTAATGCAAAACAAATACATTGCATTGTAGCAAAAAAGTACGACACAGGAGAGACGAGACAGTGGGTGCAGGGTGAGTGCGGTGAGTTCAGGGAGTGGTCAAAGCGCATTGATACTTTTATTATGCATAATGGTATCAGCTTTGACGCCCCTGTTCTTAACAGGCTCACGGGTTCTGACATCAGGTTAGATCAGATACGAGACACACTGATTGAGTCTCAACTATACAATCCTGTGAGAGATGGTGGTCACTCTCTTGAGGCTTGGGGTAAACGACTAGACTCTGAGAAAATAGAGTACAACGACTACAGTCACTACACTCCTGAGATGTTGGAGTACTGCAAGCAGGATGTTAACGTAACACAGAAGCTAGGCATGGCTCTAGAGAAAGAAGGCAAAGACTTTTCTGACAGGTCTTACAATCTGGAACGTCAGGTTCGTAGCATTGTAGACAAGCAACAGGAGAATGGCTTTGCCTTTGACATCATGGGAGCAATGATACTGGAAGCAAATCTCTCTGATGAGTTGTATAAACTTGAAGAGAAAGCGCACGATATGTTTCCTGCTAAGATTGAGAAGCGAGTATCAGAGAAGACCGGCAAGCCTCTGAAGGATAAGGTAACAGAGTTCAACATTGCCAGCCGCATACACATTGCAGAACGTCTGGAAGAGATGGGCGTAAAGTTTACTGAACGCACTGAGACAGGCAGAGCAGTGATCAATGAGGCGGTGCTGGACAAGATTGATCTACCAGAGGCACAGATGTTCTCTCGTTACTTTCTTCTACAGAAACGAACAGGACTCCTCAAGTCTTGGATACAGGAGTGCAGTGATCAGGACAGGGTGCATGGCAGAGTGCTAACACTAAAGACTATCACAGGTCGCATGGCACACCACAAGCCTAACATGGCACAGGTTCCTGCTGTATACTCTCCCTACGGTAAGGAGTGTCGTGAGCTATGGACTATCTCTAACCCTGATACCCATCAGCTTGTTGGTACAGATGCCAGTGGCCTTGAGCTTCGATGTCTTGCACACTACATGGGTGACGAGAAGTTTACCAATGAAGTTCTAACAGGTGACGTTCACACTGCGAACCAGAAGGCTGCTGGACTACAGACCAGAGATCAGGCAAAGACTTTTATCTATGCCTTTCTCTATGGTGCTGGACCCAGCAAGATAGGAACTGTCGTAGGTGGCTCATGGGCAGAGGGAGAAGAACTGATAGCAAAGTTTCTGAAGAACATGCCATCCCTGAACAGGCTACGAAAGACTGTGACTGAGGCAGCTAAGTCTGGTAGGATCACAGGACTTGATGGCAGGAAGCTACATATCCGACACGAACACGCAGCCCTTAACACTCTGCTTCAGGGTGCCGGTGCTATCGTCTGTAAGCAGTGGCTGGTAGAGATGGATCACATGATCTGGGAGCATGGTCTGGATGCCAAGCTTGTGGCCTCTGTACATGACGAGTACCAGTTTGAGGTAGCCAAGCCAGACATAGATAGCTTTACCAAGGTAACAAAGGAGGCTATGAAAGCTACGCAGAATATACTAAACTTTAAGTGTGATCTGGACTGTGATTATAAAGTTGGAAATAATTGGGCAGAAACACATTAAAGCTATTGACTTCCACAAATTCGTGTGGTATAATATATGCTGTTGTTTTGTAGTAGACAGCATCGGGGAATGATCCCCACTCATGGCCGCAATGGTGCGGTATTTATAAAGGAGAATAGAATGAACGATCCTATTTACATTTCTGGCAAGTGCCACTATGCTTCCATCACGGAACCCAACACCAAGTTTGATCCGGTATGGAGTATTCAGATTGAGGTCGATGATGACAATCGCTCAGTCATTGAAGATGCTGGCCTTCCCATTGCAAATAAGGGCGATGATCGTGGTGACTTTGTAACCATCAAGCGCAAAGTTATGCGTAAGGATGGTACGCAACGTCAGGCACCCATCGTAAAAGACTCACAGAACAACCTGTGGGATGGAAAGCTGGTAGCCAACGGCAGCACTGTAAATGTCAAGGCTATTCCTTTTGAATGGAACTACGCCGGAAATTCTGGTGTATCTGCTGATCTTGCAGCGGTACAGGTAGTTGACTTCATTGAGTACTCTGGAGGTGGGGGCGAAGACTTTACCCCTGTTGAAGGAGGTTACGTGCAGCAGAACGAAGCTGTTCCCTTTTAACCTAGCGTAGAAAGGAAGGGGGAGGGAGTTTCTGGTCCTTACTCTCTCCCTCTTTTTATTATGAAAACAATAGACACTCTCGTTGAAGACATATATAGTCTGTTCACACTTGATCCTATAGACATGGACGAGAGTGAAG